ATAGTAGAAAAAACAAAAAATATTTTAAAAGAACAATAAAAGAAAAGTTTATAAAGTATGGAGGAAATACAATAGGTTATGTGAATGTTGCTTTGTCAAAAGATGGTTATACAAAACCAGTATATATACACAGGTTAGTAGCAGAAGCATTTATACCAAATTCAAATAATTACCCAGTTATAAATCACAAAGATGAAAACAAAGAGAACAATAGAGTAGATAATTTAGAATGGTGTACTATAAAATATAATAATAATTATGGTACACGTAAGAAAATATCTAAACAAGTAAATCAATACGATTTGGACGGAAATTTTATAAAAAAATGGGGAAGTATAAATGAAGCATCAAAAGAATTAAAAATAAAAAAGATATGGGAAGTATGTAACGGCAAAAGAAAGAAGTGTAGTAATTTTATTTGGAAATATGCAGGGGAGGAGTGATATGCTATCGCAAGAAGTAGAAGAAAGACTTGCAGAACATCTTGTAAAACGAATTGAAGATACAAACACATATATACTAAAAAAGATTGGCGAAGCAATAAAACAAATAAGTACATTAACACCAAGCCAAGCATATCAATTAGGGCAAATATTGAAATATGGTGGAACATATGAAGATATAGCAAAGCAATTAGCAAAAGCAAGTGGAAAGAATGTAAAAGATATATACAAGATATTTGAAGAAGTAGCAAAGGACAACAAAGAATTTGCTAGGCAATTTTACAAATATAGGGGTATAGGGTATATACCATATAACAAAGATATAGCATTACAAAATATGGTGAGAAGTATAGGAGATATTACAGCAAAAGAATACTTAAATATTGCTAGAACAACAGGGATTGGTTTTTTGTTTGAAGATATTAATGGACAAACGTATTTTAAAAACATAAAAAACAGCTATTACGAAATTATTGATAGAGGTATATTGAGTATAAGTCAAGGAAAAGAAACATTTGATACAGAAATGCGTAAGATTATGAAACAATTGGGCAATAATGGATTGGTTATGTATAAAAGCGGTAGAACAAGAAGGCTTGATAGTGCAGTAAGAATGAGTATGTTAGATGGTATAAGACAAGTGAACAATGAAACTACAAAAAGGTTTGGAGAAGAATACGATGCCGATGGTGTAGAAATATCAGTACACGCAAATCCAGCACCAGACCACGCAGATGTACAAGGTAGACAATTTAGCACAATAAAGCCAAGTGAAAATGAATTAAGCGAATGGGAAAAGCTTGAAGCAGGAGAAATTGCTAAAGATTACAATGGTGTAAGTAGACAATTAGAACATAGCAAAAATGGAAGTTACAGACAGATAAGCCAATACAATTGCTATCATAGAATATCAAATGTTGTGCTAGGTGTAAGTAAACCTATGTATACAGAAAAACAATTAAATGAAATACAAGAAACCAATTTAAAAGGGTTTGAATATGAAGGTAAGCATTATACCATGTATGAAGGAACACAATTACAAAGGCGAATTGAAACAGAAATAAGAAAAGCAAAAGATACGCAGATATTAGCAAGAAGTGCTGGAGATAATGAGTTAGTAGGGCAAAGTCAATTAAAGATAACACAATTAACACACAAATATAACGAGCTATGTAATATAAGCGGATTAGCACCAGTAAAACAAAGAATGAGTGTAAGTGGTTATAGAAGGGTAAAAGTATGAGAGTTGCTATTGATAGAAAAGCAATTGAAGAAATAAAAGACTTTACTGAATTTGAATACATATATATATTTGAAGATGAACCATTAGAAGAGCTATTGAAATTGAATTTACATTGTATTCATAAAGATGAAGTAATTGGCATTGAAGTAAATTTGACTGATTATAATATTCCTTGTTTAGTAAAATCTAATGTGAAAAGTAATGATTGGAAAAAGCCAATTGAAAGAAAAGACTATACATTCGCAATAATAGTGCCTAATTGTAATAACGACCACGGAGAATATAACGGAAAGACATATTTACAGAATTGTATTGAAAGTATACTAAATCAAACATATAAGAACTTTGAATTGATAATAGTTGATGATATGAGTACAGATGCATCAATACAGACAATTAAAAGTTACAAAGATAAAAGAATTCATTTAATTGAAAATAAACGCAAAAGATACAATGGCGGAAGTAGAAATGTAGGAATAGATTATGCACTTGATAATTTAGAATTTGATTACTTTTGTTTTTTAGATAGCGATGATTGGTGGAAAAATGAGCAAGTATTAGAAACTATTAATCAAGAACTATACAATCACGAATTAATGCTAATAGGATTAGAGTGTATTAACAATAATGGAGTATTCTTAACCAAGTTACATCAATATGATAATTATAAAGATTTCTTTTTAAGTGATAATAAAGTATGGTGTACAGCATGGGCAAGAGTAATCAGAAAAGATAAGATTGTATATTTTTGTGAAGATACATTAATGGAAGATAGAGTATGGAGTTATAGACAAGCAGATAATGTTGATTTTGATAAAGTAAAGAACTTAAAAAAAGTACTGTATGTATGGAATAGAACAAACTCTAATAATAGTGTAAGTTTAGTAAGAAGTGGCATATGGAATGCAAGTGCGTGGTGTCATATAGGACATCAATTACAACTTATTGAAAATCTAAAGCATAAAGAAATGATACCAATACTGAATGAAAGAATAAAACGATGTATACAAAAGGCAAGTGCAGGAACATACCAGCAATACTAGAAAGGAGGAGAATATGATACAAGTTAAAGTAATTGAAGAATTCAATTTGGGTAAATTTGATGAACTAAAAAACATCAAGAGAGCTAATTTAGACAAAAATGAAAGAGGACATTTGTATGTAAATGATACATTTGAATGTACTGAAGAAATGGCAGAATATTTAACAACAAAGAATGCAAATAAAAGAGCATATGTAAAAGTTATTGAAGTAGTACCAGAAGAAGTTAAAAAAGTAGAAAAGTCAAAAAGAAAATCAAGAAGAATGTTATAATTTACAATTTACGAAGATAATGGTATAATTTAAGCAGAAAAGGTTAACGCACCTTAAAAGCGGAATATCAAAGCCTAACTTTAAGGCTATAAAAAAAGGAGAAAATGTTATGGAAGATAACAAAGACATTGTTACAAACAATGGAGAAACAGGAGATGCTAAACCTACAGAAAAAACATATACAGAGCAAGATATTCAAAACTCATTTAATGCTGGAGTAAAAAAAGCAAACAGCGATTGGCAAAAAGATGTAAAGTATAAAGAATTTCTTGACTGGAAAAAAACAAATCAAAACGATAGTGAAAAAATAAATGAATTAACCAATACTAATGCAAGTTTGACTAATGAAATAAAGTTGTTGAAAGCTCAAATACAAGTAGACAATAGCAATTGTAAAAAAGAATTTAGCAAATTTGTTACAAGTGAGGTTATGAGTTTAGTTAATGACACTAACGATTTTGAAACAGTTTTAAAGGATTATAAAAAGAATAATCCACAATACTTTGGCGAGACAGTTATTACTAAAACACAAACAGCACCAAGTTTGAACAATGGTGGTACACAACCACAAACAACATCAAGTATAATGAATGACATAATTAGAGGAAAAAAATAATTAATTGGAGGTAAAAACAATGGCAGTTATTGCAAGAACAGATGTTGAAGATTTAATTGAGACACAAGTAGCAAATGAAATATTTGAAGGAGTAACAAAGCAATCAAAAGCATTAAGTATGTTTAGAAGATTGCCTAATATGACAAGTGACAAGACAAAATTAAGAGTACTAGATAGCCTACCAGTTGCTTATTTCGTAGATGAAAGCACAAACAATGGTAGAAAAAATACAACAAAAATGGCATGGGACAAAAAGTATATAAACGCAGCAGAATTAGCTGTAATCGTACCAATCAAAGAGAATGTATTAAATGATGCATCAATTGATATATGGGCAGAAGTAAGACCAAGAATAGTTGAAGCATTCGCAAAGAAAATAGACAATGCTATATTCTTTGGAGTAGATAAGCCAACAGATTGGAGAGCTGGATTAGTTCCATCTGTAATCACAGCTGGAGCTGAAGTAAATGAAACAGGACATTTATATTCTGACATTAATGATGTAATGACAAAAGTTGAAGAAAGCGGTTATGAAGTAAATGCAATTTTAGGTGGAGTTGGACTAAAAGGTAAATTTAGAATGATGACAGATACAACAGGACAACCACTTAATACAACTGAAATTGGTTCTGTACGTAGAGAATTTATGGATAATGGTGTATGGGACAAAACTGTATCAACATTAATTGCTGGAGATTTCTCACAAGCACTTTATGCAATTAGACAAGATGTAACATACAAAGTTCTAGAAGAAGCTGTTATTCAAGACCCATCAGATGGTTCAATTCTTTACAACCTAGCACAAGATGACATGGTTGCATTACGTGTAGTTATGAGATTAGGTTGGGAAATTCCAAACCCAGTAAATGCATTGAATGAAACATCAGCAAGATTTCCATTTGCATCATTGAAACCAACAGCAGTACCAAGTCTATAAGATAAAGGAGGCACTTTAAATGGAATTTACTAATCAATACTTGACTTATCAAGAATATCAAGAATTAGGAGGTACATTAGAACAAGTGCCTTTTAATCAATTAGAATTTGAATGCGAAAGAATAAT